GACGTTATAGGTGCGGACGAGTCTAACACCTACGACTACGATTTGGTGAGGGACGGGGAGCGTATTGACGTAAAGACGAAACGCTGCAACACCCGCCCCTTTCCACACTACGATTGTTCGGTGGCTGCACACGGGACCAACCAAAACTGCGACAGTTATGTTTTTGTTCGTATTCTTACTGACACGTCTCGTGCGTGGATATTGGGATCAATACCTAAACCAGACTTCTACACAAGGGCAACAAAGTACAAACGGGGCGACATTGACCCCACAAACGGTTTCACGTTTAAGGCCGATTGTTACAATCTACCTATTAGTGAGTTGTCTGATGTCAAACAAAGCGTCACTGTTTAAGTTCGAAGCAAACCTACTTCCCAACGGAAAGGTCGAGTTGCTTAGTGAATCAGTAAAGCCTGAAGAGTTTGAGGGTGTGATGAACAAGGGGATGCCAGAGTACGATGGTTCGCACTCAATAGCATCCCTGTTGCGTTACTTGAAGTCTTGGTCAGATGAAGCTATGGAGAAGTCAACGAAGTACGTTTAGCTTTTACCTATGCCATCAGCGGCGTAAAATGGAACCATCTTACCAGCTTTGTTCTTCACCATCTTTAGCTTGCCACCACCGGCCATACCCTGCATCATGTTAGGCATACCCATGCGATTATTTTGACGTTCGTTTTGTGTCATTGTGTTGGTCATCATACCGCCCCCGTAAGCTTTCTTGCGGGGTTTCTTTTTGGTTGCCATGCCGCCGTACATCATTGGCTTGCGCTTCGACATGCCACCATACATCATGCCCTTGCGCTGGCCGTTAGTGTAAGTTTTCATTGATTAGTCCTCTTCATCTTGCTGGAGTGTAGCTGTATAGCTGTCTAATATTGATCTTCCTTTTTCACCCAAAGCACCCAGTTCAGTAATTACAAACTGTGTAACCATACTGTCAAACGTAGCCAAGTCTGCTTTTGTCATATCTTTAGGATACTTCATCATTCTAAGTATTAAGTCTGCAGCCTCTTCGTTGCCCGCTGCTAGCTTCATCATGTCCATGCCAGCATGAGAGGCTAAAGAAACACCAAATTCTGCAGCAACGTACTGTGGGCTAACCATACCACGGGCAAGGTTAAAGCTTCGGGATATAAGCTGGTTAGTTCCCATCTTATTTACTAGTCCCTTAATTGCTACAGATGTATCCAGTTCTCCTCTTAGTAGGGCTACAGACTCACTTAAATACTGTGCAGTTTCTACCAAAGTATCGACGTGATCTTCGTCTAAATAGCTGCTAAGTATTCCCCTCACGTTATCCATGTCCAACGCTTCAACAAGTTTTTCTGGATTGTCCATAGCGTGTAGCACGGACTCTGTGCCATCAGCGTTTATATGTTTTTTTCCGGGTATTGGTCCTACCTCTGCGTACTCCATCATACCATTTACAAGCATGTATGTTATACCACGATCTAAAGCTTCTTCTGTGTTGTGAGTAATCCCGGATGCGTCCTCAAATGTGTCACCTAGCTTGGTAGCCACTGTGCTTTTGAGTGCTTCAAGACTTTCAGCCTTTCCCCGTATTACATACTTTTGAAAGAACGTGCCGGGGTCATCTACTCCTGTAGCCTTTTGAAGCTGAATGATAGCTGCGTCCCGTTGTTTTCTAGCGTTATTAACAGCACTCTCTACATCATCTAAACCATCTCCAACTTTATTAGAATACTTACGGGCACTTTTTGCCAACTCTTCATTGTTTTTAATTAAAGTTTCAATAGCCATTTCTTCTTGCATCATTTCGCCCAAATCAACTAGGCGTACTTTTCTAGCAGGTCCATCATCCATTTTTACCATAACTGTAAGCTGGTCTTGTACTTCAGCAAGACCCTCTAGCTTTGCAAAGTTGTATCCTCCTGCTTCAATGACAGTTTTTCCGGGACTCAAGCGGGTGTCTTTCATCATGTCCGCTACACGATAGCCCCACTTTGAGTATATCATTTCTGTCATGTGGGCACGTAGTAAATCAAAGTCTGCCCGTGCGTTAGGTTGCGTAAGATCAAACACGTCTCCCGCACCGTCACTAAATGATTCCACAAACTGTGATCTATTCAAAATAAATTTCTGCATGGCATCCCTATCTCCACGCAGGGCTGCTTCTATGTTTATGCCTAATTTATCAAACGCATCAAGAGGATTCTCCCCTTTGTACGCAAACCTAAATAGACGATCACTTGCCATACCCTCTGGTATTACTTCCCCTACAGCAACGTCTTCAAAGAAAAATTCTTCGTTTGCAGCTTCTAAATAAGCTTCTGTGTCTATCTCATCCCCTTCTGCATCTTTTGCTTTTTTGCCTGATACCTTTACCGGACCCACTTGTGACTTGTGTAATCTTTGAAGAGGTCCGCCAACTCTGAGTTTATCAAACCACTCTGCTTGATATGTTTCACGGGCATCTTTCCAACGTTCAAAAAATTCAGGTGCTTCTTTTTTTACTAAATCTTCTACGTTACCAGCGTATGCTTCGTATCTTGACGCTAAGTCATCGTTTCCTAAACGAATAGCATAATCTCTAAACGCAGAATACACGTCCATTACTTCTCCGGGAGTGGCTAAAAAACTGGGCGGTTCTATGCCAAACTTTGCTTGGTTTCCTTCGTCCATGTAAAACAAAAGAATATCAAGAGGCTTTGCGTCCTCTTTTATAAACATATCAGAAGTTTTGTTTGTGTGCAGGGCGGATAAATCGTCGTAAGATGTACCCTCCATAGACTCTAGGGATCGTGTTGCCATTTTGTTAGCAACTTTATACATGCGCTTACCCAGTGTTCCAGAAAAGAAACGGGAGTTCTTTCCAAATAATGTTTCTATATCCGACTCTGGTGCGTACTTCATAAGTTCAGTGATCATACTGTTTACGGGTATGCTTTTACCCATCCTGTCAGCTTCTATGTCTAACTGAATAAAGCCCCTTTTTGCCCGTTTTCTCATTCTTTCAAATTTGTTTTGGATTACAAGTTCTAAGTTTCTAGCAGTTTCTTTTATGTGCTTTCCGCGATTGCCCCTAAATGAAGACACGTTTTCAGCACGAACGGCTAAAGATTGCATATTCTGTTGGTACTGTCGTTCTAAGATTGCCAACTGATCAACATCTGATTTTAGAGAAATCTCAATCTCAATATCCATGTCGTCAAGGCCATTCAGTATGTTTGGAGGAATATCGGATGTAGGGTCTTCCAGTAGGGCACGTTTGTAGTTTCTGATAGACGATGCTAACTGTGTACGATCATCCTGAAGTCTTTTTAACTCTGCCTCGTTGGCTAGTTCTAAACTGTTTATATAGTTGTCAAGTTCTTTGGGATTGTCTATATCAGTTCTGTTTTGAGATTTTTCTCTCAACAGCTTTACTAAACGAGTCGTTGCCCCTGCCCTTGTTACCCTGTGTCTTTGGGCGTTCATTTGTTCTGCTAAATTACTGGCAGAGTTTATATCACGGTAGTCTATAGAAACACCCTGTAGTCTTTCTACAGATTGTAACCATCCCATACTGCTAGTTGTAGCAACAGTCTCTTGAAGTATACCACGTATTTCGTTTTGTTCTTCCAAAGGAAAAGCGTTTACAAGACCATCTAGCCTGTTTTGATGTCTTTCCATTGAATTGACAACTTGATCCAAGCCCTCATCATCCAAAGCAAAAGCCACTCTTTGCATGGCGTTTAACGCTACACGAGTCTCTTTAGGAAGTTCTCTTCCAGTTCGTCTTGTGTATATTTCTGCAAAGTTGTCCATTCTGCCGCTGGCAAAGAAACCCTTGATAACGTCTTTACCCACTATCTTAAAAGGTAGGTTAGCTATGTGGTCAAGTCCTTTTAAGACGTTGTTGACCTGATCACCTGACTGTTGATTTACCCAGTAAGCTGTCTTACCTGCTGCTGTAACTGCAAACTTTCCAGCAAACAAGTGAACTAGGGCACCCATGCCCTCTTTCATCATAGTGTCTTCACCTAACCAGCCATCTAGCATTTCACTTTGCC